TTTTTTGTTTTTTTTAATAATTCGTGTAAATTTATTTTTTTTTTTATTTTTATTTTTTTTATTATTGAATTATCATAAATTTTAAAATTTGATAATATTTTTAGATTATTTGTTTTTTCTATACATATTTTTTTTACTATATTTTTTTTTATTTTTAACTCTACTATAATTAATGTATGAAAAATGGTTTTTTTATTTTCCCACTCATCATACTTATTATATGTCAAAATATTAAATATTAATTTTTTAAATTGTGAAAATGGTTGTTTTACTAGATATACATTTTTAATGTTATAGTTACCATACTTTTCCAACACATTTATACTTTCTTTTGTATAATTATCCAAACCAAAAAAACAATTATTAAAATTTATTTTTAAAGCTTTAACTATATAATAAGAAATTGAAAATATTATAATTAGTAAAATATAACACAATATTACAATTAACATTAATAAAAGTTTCCAATATTTTACTAAATAGTAAGTAAAAAATGAAAATAAACCATATATATTTATCATATATTTCACATATTTATTTTTTTTATGATTTAAACAAATAAAAGTAAAAACACATTGGAATCATATGGTGATTTACATATTAAAAATATTTATTTGGTTAGACAACGTGGTCAATTACTAATTTATTACCTTTATTCAAAGAATGAGTTTAATATTATTTAAATAAATATTTTTAAATAATATTATGAATTTAGAAAAATTATATGAACCGGTTGAATATGTTGTAAACATGGGGGGAAAAAATACCAGAAGTTTGTTTATAAAATATATACAACATTTATTAAATAACAATAATAATCCAAATACAAAACTTTTTATAAAAGATATCAATGATTTTCATAACGCTAGTTTAGTGATTGATGATATTCAAGATGAATCTTTAAAAAGAAGAGGACAACCATGTGCCCATTTAGTATATGGTACTCCTTTAACATTGAATGCTGGGTATTTAAAATGTTTTGACCTTTTAGATTCTATTGATACGAGATATCCTTCTAATATTTTAAAAGAAGCAAAAAATGCATGTATAAGTGCTTTAAAAAATATACATATAGGACAGGGTTTAGACTTATTGTGGGCGAAAAATAAACAAATAGTACCAATTGATGATTATTTTTATATGATCGATAATAAAACTGGTATTTTATTTCATTTAATTTGTCAATTATGTCTAATTAGTAAAGGTAATAATAAATATATGAATGATATTTTTAATATGGCAAAATGTTTTGGAAGATTCTTTCAAATTCGAGATGATTATATTAATCTTACAAAACCATCTTATTGGAATATAAAAGGATTTTGCGAAGATTTTGATGAAAAAAAAAGTTCATATATTTTTGTAAAATTAAATCAAATTACAAAAAATAACAATATATTTGAACATTTGTGTAAATACGAAAAATTAACTCAAGAAAATAAAATAGATTTTTATAATTTATTATACCAAAATAAAGTACTTCATGAAGTCTATTTTGATCTTGAAAAATATAAACAAGAAATTATTGATATTGAAAAAAAAATAACAAAAAATGAAAAACCTTCCGAATTTTTAAAAATGTTTTTCAAAAAATTAGACTATAATTTACCTATTGAACCAACAAATATTAAAAAATGTTTGATGTTTTTATAATTTATTTCTAATTTTATATATATAATGGATTATAAAAGATCCTTTACTTTGGTTTTACCTTTCTTATTTTACAATTTATTAGTTGCTTGTTGATATGTAAAAATTACATGGATGTTGTTAATAAGACTTCCAAAAAAAAATTTAATTTATCAAACTATCCAAATTATTTAATTAATTTACCTATATGGTTATTAGTTTATCCAATTTTGGCGATGATGTTTTATTCTCTTTATTATCGTTATAATAAATCTGTTTATATTGTGGGTTTTTTTGGTATTACAATATGGGGTGTTTGGGATTTCATGCCCATTATGTTAATTCAGGATGCTTATAAATATCCATTGCCATATTTTTATGATATATTTATCACTGGTGATTTTTGTATTGGATTAACTTGTTATCTTTACAAAAATTATTATAATTTATTAAGTAAAAATATTTATATACTTGCTGTATTATATGTTTTATCATACTGTATTTTCTTTTATGAATGGTTCATTTATAATCGTAAAGGTACAGAAAATAATTGGTTAGTTAAAATTAGGAGATAGTCTAAATTTACATAAAATGTTGCCTTACATTAGATTACAACTTTAATTGTGTATAAATTATAAATTTTAAATATAATAATTTATTATGAAAGAAATATTTATAATAACATTTCTATATGGAATTATATTAAAAATATATGATGATATTATTGATAATAAATTACAAATTAATAATTTAATAACTGATTTTTTTTGTTATATGACAATATCTCTTGTTACATTATCCTGTTATTTATCAGGTTCTTTTTCATTTATATGGTTAGAAATGTCATTATTAACTTTTGTAATGGATTATTTATATACATATCGGTTTAAAATAGAAACTGAAGAATCAAAGGATTTACAAGGTATGAATGATAGTATTTGGACATATACATGTATTATATCAGCTATATTTACAATTTATCATATTATTAAAAACGAATTTGATTTTAAAATAGATGGTCCTAAAAAATATACATTATTGATATTTGTCATTATTAATTTTTTTATCGTTACGATAGATATTTATTTTACACCAGAACATAGTAGTAATAAAAAATATTATACAAGATTATTTGTTTTTTTTTTAATTTTATTTACTGTTATAACAATGATAAAATATAATGATTATTTTTATGATGGTACTATTGGTATTATGCTTATGCATTTAGGATTCCTTATTAGTTCTCTTTTATATTTATCATTTGAAAATTGGGATTTTATACAAAACTTAAAACCTAAAATAAATGATTTAAACAAATAAGTTAACAATCCACTTTATTTTTCTTTCTTAATAACAATGTCATTAAAAAAGAAAATCCGTATAAAATCTATTCACATGGGGAGCTCTACGCCTAAAAAGGAAAAGAGGAAAAAAAGAGAAAAAAAAGCATTGTCCAGTATTTTTAAGCCTAATAAAATTAAAAATGAACTTTTAGAGAAAATCAAAAGACATCAGCAAAAAAAGAAACAAGTTTCACAAACACCAGAAATTAATGACGATTCGTTCGCTGATTCTTTTCAGAATTCTTTACTTTATTTGGACAAGGTTTCCGAAAAACAAAAAAAGAAAAAAAGGAAAAGAACCATGAAAAAAGGTATATTAAAACCATCAAAGTATGGGAATTACCAAATCCCAAAAGAAATTTCTAAAGAAATATCACAAGAAATTATAAATCAAAATGCATATACTCCTCCACCGGATCCTCCATATGGAATTTTAAAAAATGGTAACAAGGAACTTTATTCAAGTTATAGAAAAAGAACAATAAAAAACAATCATCATGCGCCAAAAATAAAAATAAGAACGCCCGAACGTGAAATACCCAAACCGCTTTTTGTTTCAGAAAGACAAGATAAATTAAAAACATTAAAAGATAGTATTAATCCTGACCCTATTCCGAAAAAATATAAAAAAATGCGAACATTGAAGAAAAAACTGAGATTAGGAAAATATAATAACAAAGTATCAGTGCTTATTAAGAACAGAAGAACACGTAAAAAAATTAAAAATGAAACATTAAAACTAAAGAAGAAAAGTTTAGAAGAAATCAAACAATATTTAAGATTACATAATCTTATTAAAATTGGTACCAATGCACCTGAAGATTTACTTAGAGAAACATTCGAAAATGCCTTTTTATCTGGCAACATCTACAACAAAAGTACTGAAAATTTACTACACAATTACATCAATAACGATTTAACATAATTTTTATATATAATTATTATATAGATTATGAATTCACCCGGCGGTCAATCACCCGTTCAATCTAACCGTAATGTACAAAATCTCGAAAATAAATTTAATGAAGCACAAACAATAACTTGCGACTCAGTAATAACTTCTATTATAAAAGAACAAGCTAAAAATGCAGTAGATAAAAAAATAATAAAAGAGGAAGGAGGAAGAGAAGTAAAAAAAAGAGAAGGAGAAGGAAGAGAAGGAGAAGATAAAAATTTTAAATTACTTTATAAAGATAAATTAGTAAAATATAAATTATTAGTATTAAAATCAAATAAAGTTGTTGAGAAGAAAGAAGAAGAAGAAGAAGGAGAAGAAAAGAATGAAATGAAGGAAAAGGTAGAATCAAAAGAAAATTCTAACAGTTTTGTAATTCAAGTCCGTGAAACAGATGAAGGTGACTTTAAATTTCATAAATATAATTATTTGGGTAATGGAAAAATTGGGGAAGATTTAAATACAATTGAATTGGGAGCTGAAGATCTTAATACATGGATTGAAAAAAATACTTCGGTTCGTACATATGAAGAACTTAAAGAAGATATTGATTTTTCAGATACATGTGCATTTATTGGTGGAAATGATGGAAAAATTGTACCATACAAATATGTTGAATCTACCGACTCCTCTAACACAGAAGCAGGTTCAACAACAACAGGTTCAACAGCAGTTTCAACCCAAACAATCGCAGCAACAACAACTGGTTCAACAACAACATCAGAAGGAGAAGCAGAAAAACTAAAAATACAACTAGAAGAACAAGCAGCACAAGCAGCACAACAAGCAGAAGCACAAAGAGAAGAAGTAGAAAAATTACGAGCAGAACTAGTAGCACAAAAAGCACAAGAAGGAGAAGCTCAAAGAGAATCAGCAGAAAATTTTGCCAAAGACTTGACAGTAGTAAAAGCCGAACTAGCAACATTAAGAAAAGAACAAAAAGAACAAGCAGAAGCACAAGCCACAGAACAACAAACACAAACAACACAAGAAACAGAAGGAGGAGAAGCAGAAAGATTACGAACAGAACTAAAAAGACAACAAGAAGAAGCACAAACAGCACTACAAGAAAAAGAAAATGAACGTAGCGTTTTGCAAGCCAAGTTGGAACACGTGCAGGCATCAAGTGAAACCTATGCATTGGATGCAAAAGCAACGATTGACACACTTGAAACTGACAAAATCAATTTGACCAAAACAAATACAGAAGAGAATGAAAAGAACAAATTGGCCATTCAAAAAATAAAGGACGAACATGCTCAAGAGTTGGAAATGCTGCAAACACAAAAGGAACAACAAATTGAAACAGAATTGGACGACGAACACAAAGCCCGTGTCAAACGCGATGCTGAATTAGTCGCTGTTCAAGGACAACTGGCCAATGTTGTGGAAATGAGTGCACAAGAAAAAGAGAAACTGGAAGCCAAAGAAAAAGAACTTATGGCGGAATCAAACGACAAGTCTTCCAAAATATCTGAACTTCAAGCACGCTTGGCCAGTATGACAGCAAATTCCGACGACCAGGCCAAACTCTTGGCATTGCAA